ATGTCCAGTATCGTCATCAGCACTTCCTTGAGTCAATGCCCACCAAAGTCTTTTAATGTGTAATTTAGCTCCGTTTGCATGTCCATCTAAAGCACTTGCATCTAGTATAGCACCATTTGCAGCAGCATCATCTTCGATATCAACCTTAAGTGTTACTGTTCCACCAGCACCAGCAGCATTTACTACGGTGTCTCTTAATATTCTTGCAACAATAGCCATTACTAACTCCTCTTAAATTGCTAACATTTCTTTTTCAAAATATGATATAAGTTCTTTTTCTCGAACTTTATATTTTTTTGAAATTGCTGTTATAGTTTTATCAAAAGTATTTAGGAAATCTGAAGGTTTAGAGTCCATTCTTTTAAAAATATCGTCCACAGCATCTTTCATCTTGGGGGATAATTTCTTATACCCCTTAGATTTCTTATGCTCATCTTTCTCTATGACTGGTAAATACAGTTCATCAAACTTCTTAATCATTACCTTCTTCCGTTGCAGGCACAGTTTGTGCATAGTTTTTACTTAATTCTTTTCTTCTAGTTTCTAACGCATCACCAATTTTTGATTGCATTGCACTTTTAAAAGCATCTTCTGCTTCTAAGTTACTGCCATTAGATATTGCGTCTACAAATTCTTTACTAGTCATCTTTATCTCCATTATCTTTATTAAATGATGAATCAGTTCCACCACCGCCTCCTCCAGCTATATCATCTGGTGGTATAGGAGCCCCATCAACTTGTGGGTATCTTGTGATACCATCTGTATTATCTGGAACGTCAACTCCACCATCTTCTGGATCAAGTCCAGCTTCTTTATTGATTTGGATTTGCATTTCATCAACTTCTAAATCAGTCATATTTAGTACATTTCTTTGTACCCATTGTTTACTAAAGAATGTACCAATATAACTCTCTATCCCTTGTAATGCATTTACTTGACTTTCCATCATCTCAGCTCTTTTTAATTCTGCAAAGTGACCGTCTTGTAAGAAGTCATACTGAATAAGTTGTACCATAGTATCCCAGTCTTCTAAAGTAATCACACCCTTTAAGACTAGATTTGTTTTAAGTATATCTGTAAATAGAGGTGTAAATCTTTTACGAAGTCTTTGTACAAACTTAGTAAATTTTAATTCATCTCTTGTAATCTCTGTAGAACGACCTAAACTAAATTGTGATTCAGATTCCATTCTTGAAATAGGAACATTCAAAGACCTATACAGTTTCATTTGAAAATATTTAATGTCTTCTATCTCACCAAGATTAGAACCGCCTGGCAATGTAGTAATTTCTGTACCTCTACCACCTTCTCTTCTTGGTAGCCAAAAATCTTCTAACATTGACATATGATTTCTATCATCTCTGATTTCACCAGTAGATGCATCATATACTAATTTGTTACGATAACGATTCATAACATCTTTTAGATATTGTTCTGCTTTAATTTTAGGTAAGTTACCAACATCAATATAGAAGATACGTCTTTCTGGAGCTCTTGATATACGATAGATAACAAGTGCATCCTCAATCATTCTTAATTGATTTACTGGTTTAATTGCTTTGTGTAGGTGAGAAAGTATATGACCTTTATTAGCATCTACAAGTCCACTTGGAACATAAGTAATACTATCTGGTGAAATCTTAATTCCCTCAGATGTACCAGATTTTAATCCTTTAGGGCTGTACATATAATATTCTTGTACTTCAGCTATCATATCTACACTAGAGTTAGACTTTGGTGCTTTCTTAACTTCTTTTACTTTACGAATTTTAACTGGTTCAATATACCTAAGTTCTTGAATACCATTTTTAGGGTTTTTAATATCAATAACCTTATGATAATAAAGTCTACCATCAACATACCAACGTCTGAATATGTCGTGTCCTTTAGTATCAAAATCAAGAAGTTCTAAGACCGTATCAAATTCTTCTCTGATACGGTCTTTGATTTTTTTAGGATATCCTAATCTATCTAGTTCAATTGCTACGGCTTGGTCTTTTTCATTGGCAACAATGCCTTCATTAATAATATCTTCAATTGCACTGTCACACTCTGGTTGTTGTGCAATGTCACGGTATCTACGAATTAAGTCAGACTCAGTTCGTTGTCTACCATCTGTATCCAAAGATTGTGCGTAAAAGCCTCCGCCAGAAGTCTCTATCGCACCATCATCTGAACTAGGTTCAGTGAATTGCTCTGGAGTGCCGCTGTCTTTAACTCTTTCAAACTTGAAACCAAATAATTCCGCCATAATATCTCCTACTATTGTCTTCTATTTAGTAGGTTAAAATTAGAAGTTTACGCCAGAAGCTTCAAAATGCTGATACTTCCAAGTTACTTCAAATGTCTCAATCTCTGTAGCTTCAGCTGAAGATAGTGCAATTTCACTAACAGCCAATGGGAAACAGTTTCTTAGGATATATGTTTTCAGAACTGTGTCATCACGATCTAATTGTTCTACAGTCAAATCAGTTTGATAGTCAGATGGAGAAGTTACACCAGTATTATTTGCAAAATCATTAATACCATTGTTCCATCTTTCCATTGCGTTTCTGATCATAAAGTCTGTATCATTATAGAAAGTTGTATTCCAATCAGGGAAAGCAGGACGGTCACCAGCTATGGTAATTATTCTACCTCTGAATGGAACATCAAAAGTTCCAAGAGTTGCGCCAGGCAATGCTGCAGCAGTACATAGAAAAGAAGTTCTACTTACATCAAGTCCTATTGCAATTCCAGAAGGTGGAGTGATCGTTACTCTGTATTGGTTAGCTCTCGCTCCACCACCGATTAAGTTTGCTTTAAAGTCATCTATATTAGCCATGATTAACCTCCTATCTCACTAAACGCGACACCAGTTCGTGTGGCAACAAAGTTTAGTGTAATGAAATTAATTGATCTAGCAGGTTTAACAAAGATGTCAGCTACAAACTCATTTCGATCAATAATTTCACCTGTATTATTTGTACCATTAGCGACAACACTAAAGTCTGAAATACCTCTTCTACCTTGAACATCTCTCAAGAAAGGTTCTACTAGATTTCTGAACTGTGCGCGTGTAAACTCATCGTTAAATTCAAAGAGTTGAAACTTAGCAGCAGTTGCAATTGCTTTTTCAAGAACCAAGAATAATCGTCTGACGTTAATTCTATCAAACGCACTTGGTCTAGTAAGAGCAGTCTTGTCACCAAAGAGTGTTACACCTTGGCCAGGAAAGTTTACAACTGGATTAACTCTTGCACGATAGAGAATATCTCTCTCTGCATTTGTTGGATTGAGTGAGAGTTTGATTGCACCCCTTACTCTACCTCTATTGTATCCAGCAGGAGAAAACCATGCATCTCTTACGTTATCTGTGAATGCACAAAGACCAGCAGTATCACCATTTAGTGGTACAAATCTATATACATCATTGTATTTGTCAAACATATACTTGTATGAACTATCAAATACCATATAAGATGATGATGGTAGCCCATCAAATCCAAGTTTTACATTTTGTGTTGCTGTAGATGAAAGTGCTACACCAACTGTGGCTGCACGATATGGGGAAAGAAATCCTACACAATCTCTACGAGTTTCTACGAGAGCAGTAATCATTGTCCCATGAGTATCCATAGTTGTTGCAGTGTCACCAGCTCCGCCACCACGACCACCTAATACTAGGTTAATGTCAAGTGATTCTGTGTCAGCAAACTTATCGTATGCAAGTTCATATTCACCAGCAGTTAGAGCATAATCGTCTGTTCCACCTGATAATGCATCAATTGTAATTGGAACAACTGAGGTGTAAGCAGCAGTAATATCTGTTCCCCAATTTGATCCAGCAGAGATGTGATCTGTCCAATAGATAAATGTTGATTGTAAAAAGATTACGTCTGAATAATAATTACTTCCGCCTTGTGCAGTTTTTGCATTAGGGTTCTTTGACATATTTCCAAATATTTCAATAACTGCAGAAGTTCTTCCGCCAGCAGCTGTTGCAACTTTACCAGTAATGTCACCAGTTGTATCATAAACTACAATGTGAAGTTCATCACCAGCCCCACGAGCATTGTCTGTTCCCCATTGTGTTGTGCCTGGTGCACCATCAAATAGGTCATAGAACTTCCAACGTCTTTTGATGAAAGAGTTATCTGGTATGGCGTTTTGTAAACCAGCACCATTTACGTCATCTTTTAATCTTATTGTTAAGTTATTAGTAGAAATGGATACAACTTCGTATTCATTAAATTCATCAACTGGTGTAGTTGCCCCAGCATCTGAGTAGAATGAAATTAGATCACCTACATTGAAAGCAAAACCAGCTGCATCAGCATCATCAACCGCAACTACTGTTGCACCAGCAGGTTCAAGTGCAGCTACTTGATTGTCTGTACCTAAATTTTGTTCGTATGATGTAGCAGTAGCACAGATTTCAACACCGATTGAATTACCGTGTGTTCCTGCAGTTCTTGCAGCCCACTCACCATGAGAACCTTCACCAGCTTCAAAACTTGCTTGGTAATGGTCATCATCACGAATAAGGATACCAGAGTTTGCACCAGCATTTAATAGGCCAGATTCTGCTCTAACAACTTTCAGTGAATCTGAATATTGTAGGAAGTTGGAACCACTAAAGAAAGTTTCAAACTGATTGCTTGAACTTTGTGGTTTACCAAATATTTTTACTAATTCTTCTTCTGATGTGATATTCACAACGGAAGAAACGGGGCCCTTTTCAAAGGCCCCAGCAATTGCACCTATTGAGGTGGCAACTGCGGGTACGACATTCGTTAAATCAATTTCATTAACTTGAACGCCAGGAGAGACTAGAAAAGCCATGATTTTGTTACTCCTTCTAAAATCTTGATTAGATTATCTTGTTATCTCATTTATTTATAAAAATGAAGTTTCTAAAAACCCACTTTTATATGACTCGAAACTTATAAATAATAGTATGACAAATAAACATTATGAAAAATACAAATCTACTATTAAAAAAGTAGCTCGTAGGAACTACCGTAAAAGGGTTGCTTGGATGAATAACTACTTGGGGGAAGAGTATTGTCAACATTGTGGTGAAAGTGAAACCGTATGTCTTAAATTATATCCCCATGATATTGAAATTCGTAAACAAGCAAAACGCGTTGGTGTAAACGATGATAGTAGAAAAGAAGTTCATAAATTAATGAATGAAAGTAAAGTGGTGTGTTCTAATTGTTGGATAAAACTCGACAACGATCTAATTGAATTTCTTTAATTATTTTTGTTCTTTCTTCATCTGTGTATATTACCCAATCACTAATTTGTCTATCTGTTCTAAAACATCCTGTACAAACTTTATTTATAATTTTACACACCTGTATACACGGAGTTTCTATATCGCTCCAATCTATTCTTTTTCTATTACCCCTACGCATTAGAAATTAGTATAACCATC